CTCTGGGGCAACCCCAGGAGTTAGGACGGGAGCTGGCATACCCCCGTAGTCCACAGTATGCCTTTCTTAACTTAAAGGATTTATCATGGCAACGAAGAAGAAAACAGAAGAAGTGGCAGTAGAGAAAAAGCCTAGAAAAAAGAAGGCTCCTAATTTGTTTGTGGCAACGCCTATGTACGGTGGAATGTGTACGGGTTACTACACCCAATCACTGATCACCCTGGGGCATACGCTGCAGCAACATGGCATGAACATGGGTTACTCTGCCATGTTCAATGAGAGCCTCATCCAACGCGGTAGAAACGCCCTGGCGCACCACTTCATGCAGCGCAAGGAGTTCACCCATCTCCTCTTCATAGACGCTGATATTAAGTTCAATCCAGCTGATGTGATACCGATGGTCCAGGCAAACAAGGACATTATCTGTGGCATCTATCCTAAAAAAGAAATCAACTGGGATGGCGTTGCTCAAGCAGCTGCTCAAGGTGTTCCTGTCAGCGAATGGAAGAACAGGACAGGCAGCCTGGTGGTCAACCTCAAAGATTATGATGGTGCAGTCACAGTGCCTGTGAATAAACCTGTGGAAATCTGGAACGGTGGAACTGGGTTCATGCTGATCAAGAGATCAACTTTTGAGAAAATGAACAAGGTGGTCAACGTCTACAAGAATGACGTAGGCTTTATCGGTCAGAAGATGGAGAGAGAAGAGATCACAGAATACTTTGCTTGTGCGATAGAACCAGGCACAGAAAGGTTGCTGTCTGAAGATTACTTCTTTTGCTGGAAGGCAAGGGAGGCGGGTCTTAAAGTCTGGGCAGCGCCCTGGGCAAGTTTAGGACACTTTGGAACTTACTTGTTCGAGGGTGGACTCTTACCAGCTCCTTAACGCTTGGCAGTCTTGGCAGCCTGTTTAAATGCCTTCCTAGTAGGGTAACCAGGCTGACCAGGTTTCTTTGCGGGTAGTCCCGCTTTACGTCTCTTGTTGATGTTGTAGTAAAGACCACGTTTTGCTTTAGGTGTTTTCATCTGCATCCCCATCTCTTTCTTGCTGCTTTACCTCTTTCACCCGTCCACCCTTTACTGCGAGCGCAAAATGACTTATGTCTTGGACCTGATTTTTGTGGCGCTTTTAGGTTTGATCCTGTTGCTTTGTTGTATTTGGATCGTCCTTTGGCTGTCAACCCTCCCCCTTTGGATACTGGGAGTTTCTCTCCTCTGCCTACTGATAGGTTGGGTTTTTTGTCAGACATAGGCTCTGGTTCCTTGTTTGTCAATGATTAAGGCTTGTCTACGGGGTTTGTCATCTGGATGGGAAGGCACAGAGATATGTGTCCATCTGTCAAACTCTCTAATCACCTGGTCATAGGGCAATTCACTTGCAATGACTGCCTTCACTACTTCGTCAGGAACAAGCCCAGGCACACGAATATCAGCAGCACAACCGATACGGTGCTGACTAGTATCCTTAGAGCCAACTGCGTCATTGACAGCTTTTGAACGAAAGGCTGAATTAACCATGATAGGAGAGCCGTTAAGGAGTTCTTTAATTTGCTCCAGAAAGACTGCCAGGCGCATGAGATTAGCCTTTTCAGATTCATTAGGTTCATTATCTAACTCCCTGTGATCGGTAAAAGTTAACTCTTCTAGCGTAAAGTGTTTGGTCAGTATGGTCATGTTGTTGGTGTACTCTTGTGAAGTAGATCATCTTTAGCCTGGCTGCCAGCTGAAGAACCAAAATAGAACGCAATGATGCCCGTCCAGGCAGTGCCTAGACTGCCCAGCATCAACATCAAAGCCTCACTGGTTTTGAAGGTATCCATCATCATGCCCACCAGGATACCGAAAAAGCCTAATGTAACGAGAATAGCGAGCGCTGGAGGAATAAAACTGCGAGTTGTAGCCTGGAGGTCTCTGGCAGATTTTCTATCGTCTACAGCCAATTTTGCAAAGTCTAGACCCAGTTCCTGTGCGCGTTGCTTGAGCTGCAGTTCTGCTTGTTGGATAGAGGCAATCTGGTCTGCGGTGAGTTTGCCAGAGTTGATGGTATCTTGTACTTTGTCTGGGTCTATACCTAGAGCAGAGCTGACCGCGTTGACTGCCAGACCCGCCAAAGGACCACCCAGGGCGGTAGCAAGTGTAGGTGCAATTGACTTTAACCAATCCATTATCTGCTCTCCAGATGATATTTTGACTTCTGATATTCTATGTGGACATAGTACATGAGTGCAACAAATTCAAGCACCAGGATCAAGATGGCAGCGCTGATAACAATTCTGTACTGGTATCTTTCAAGGAGCGCTTTCCTTCTTCGGATAGCCTCCTGAGCAGCTTTTTTGCCTCCCGCTCCGCAGCCTCTTGCTCCTTCCTGAGCCTCTCCCTTTCCACCTCAAATTCTTTCCACAGACCGCCTAGCCCTGGTGTCTGGTAGATCATAAATTCTCTGAGTTCTTTTTCTTGTTCTGCCAGTTGTCTGACACGCATGATGTTGTCAAAGGCTTGCTTATTCAGACTTGTGCCTTTAGGAGGGGGCTTCTTCTTGGCTTCCTCTGTGGCTACTTCTAGGGCTTCTTTTGCCTCTAGAAATGTACCAATGTGACCAGACACTTCACCAGTAATCTCGGTCACATCGGCTGCTACGGCTTTGGCTTCCTTGTAGAGGTCAACACACTTTCTGACCCCCGCAATGGCAGCCTGTGCCATAGCAAATGCTGACACTGGATCAATCATCAGTACCCTACAGAAGTACCGTCATTCAGAATAAGAACACCACCAATATTAACGCTAACCACCGCAGCTGTGTTTGCACTACTAGCAATCTGGAATCTCAAATCTGTACCACCAGCATACCCAAATGGAAAATGCCTTTGTACCTCATAATTGGTATTGAAAGGTGTTTGAACAATTACCCTTTGAACACCAGAAGATGCGTTGGTCAATGCCCTGTAAGTGGTGTAGTTGGTACTGTTTCCATTGAAAGAGGAATAAGCACCATATCTCCAACCATAGAAGGTGTATCCATTGGGTACGGTGTACACGCCCATCTGAGATGTACCGATACTAGTAGTAGAACCGCTAACTGTTGTTGTGTTTATCTGAGCGTAGACGTTACCACCACCAGACAAAGTGACAACGCCTGTGGGATTGGTAGCCGAGCCAACAGATACCGCAATGTTATTGATACGGAAATAACTATTAACAGTGGTGACATTGGTAGTCCCGTTAAGTGCCAGGTTCTCAGATAAAAGGTTGTAACTAGCGTCCAATCCTGTAATGGTAATTGTGGCTGTATCTGTATTTACAGTGCTGACCAACGTCATTGTGGATGCCGAACTGGGGAATACATAGTCTGTTGTAGCCATGTTTTCCCAAACCGTTCTAAAGGCTCCCGCTGTTGCTGGTGTTGTACCGTAAGCAAAGATGTTTGTTGGGGCGTGGTACGGCACTTGACCTCTTGAGACTTGTAGCTCAAAAGGTTCTGACCTACCATGCTGGGTCATTGAAAAGGTAGACTGTCCCATTAGTACACCTTCTTACCACCGCCAGTGGTGGGTGAGAGTTTAGTAGACTCTGGTCCTGTAGAGAAATCAAAGACCGATCTAAAACCGCCTTTGGGCATCTCACCTGGTTGCCATCTGGGTTGACCCATCTGAGAGGCATCTCTAGGTTGTTGAGGACGGATAGGTTTAGCCCACTTCTGTCCCCAGTTCAGATTATCACTGCCTTGAGGAACAGAAGACTTAGTTTCCTTCTCCATGAGGTTCTTGTTCACGATGACTTTTGCCATTATTTCTCTCCTTGTTTCTGACTACGAGATAACTGAATACTACGAATATACCCAATGTTGCTACCCTTGTCCAATCGCCCGCCCAGAGGGTGTAACAGGCAAGACCGCATGACATTACTAGCGCTAGAATTGTGATCAATCGGTCTGAGATCACGTTGAGAGCTAAACGTATTAAAGAGACTGAATCCATGATTACTCCTTTTGTTGTGGATAATCATATTATCACTCATCTTTATCATCATCTAACCCCATAAAGCCAGACCCCCATTCATCATCTTGCATCTTCATCTTGATTGCCTCAAGTTTTAATGCTCGATCTATTACTTTAGTTTTATCATTGATGGTAGCAGTAGGGTCAACCATGACCGCCTTCAGCATCTCTGCAATGGCTTTCTCCAGTTCTGGGTTCAGACCTTTATCTTTCTTCTTGCTCATCTTTTAGCCTTGCGCTTTCCCTTCTTGCTCTTCCTGGCAGAAGATAAAGCAATGGCAATGATCTGTTTTTGGGGTCTCTTACCCTTGTGCATCATCTCTCTGATGTTCTCAGAAATCACTTTTTTAGATGAACCTTTTTTAAGTGGCATACGTCCTCCTATCTTGGATATTGTTCTGTTGCGCCTGGTAAAGCATAAGGTGCGACATAACCTTTGGTCATTGCACCTGTGACTTTTCTTTGCTGCTCTTCTGCTTTTCGAGCCAATGCCAGTTTTTCTGCCAACTGCTGAGAAGTTACCCCAGGAGTCAACAAAGATTGTTGGATAGATGAAGTTACTGGCGGGGTCAATCCTGTGGTTTTACCGTAGACGGTAGGAGCCAGTTGTAATGCTGCACTTTGAAAATCACCTTTTAATAAAGGAGATAAAAAACCAATATCTGCTCTACCTAATTCACCAATATCACTCTCTCTTGGTGCGGTTTGAGATCCAGCTCTAGGTGCGACAAAACCCCTAGTTCTTGCCATTAGCTGTTCTGTTTCCATCCTGTTAGCAAATACCCTAAATGCTGCCTCACTAGGAAATATTGGACGCAAAGCATCAATCATTTCTGGTTTGTCAAACAAAGCCTTTGCTTTATCCACCATAGAACCTTTGCCAGACAATATATCTTTCATGGCTTGTGCAGCGCCAAGTCTAAAAAATTCTCTCTCTGAAGGATTTAGTTGATTAAATTCATAAGCAACATTGGTAGGATCCATGTTGAATACTTTTCTACCTTTGTCTATCATCTTTTCTGATCTGTAAGGACCAGCATAAAGTTTTCTGGCTTGTCCATAATCAGGATTAACTTTGTCCAAATAGGCAAGAAAATCTTTTTTTAACTCTATTAAACGAGTACCTTGAGGACTAAATTTACCTAATGAGTCTTGTTGTTTGTCAATGGCATCATCTAATCCCTCTTTGATTAACTTGTAAATAGCAAAATCATTTGTTTCTGGTTTTACTTTTAAGTTAATAATGTTTCCTTTTCTGTCTCTTACAGGAATCGTTACTACTTCTTCTAATTGATCAGAGACATTAGGTATAGGTTGACGCATTGTTCTCAATGCCTCTTTGCCATCAGCAATAACGCTTTTTGGCATGGCATTGATTAAAGTTGCCAACTCCTCAGTATTTTCTATTTTGACTTTATCTGCATTTTTATAAAAAGGTGCAGAAGATTCTTTTTTTATTTTGTCTAAACTTCTTTTTACTTCATTTATATCAACACCTCTTTTGCCCGTCATTGTTTGTTCTATGTCTTTGACAATGCGGTTATATTGTTGTTTTTGTCTTTCATCTAAAAACTTTGTTGTGGCTTGTCTAGCATCACCAGGTACACCAGCTGCACCTCGCATCAAAGCCTGGACATTTTCTCCAGCAACGTCAGCAACCGTTACTTCCGCACCTTTGCCAGACTTTTTCATCTTTTCTATCAACTCTTCTGGAGTTGTTTTGTCTGCCTCAAGTGCAGCTGCTATTTTTCTAGCTGCTTGAGTTTCTGGATTACCAAACAAAGTGCGGAATGCTGGACCAGCAACATTTACAATACCGCCTAATGCTAGACCAGCTGAACCTCCAGTAACTGTTCCACCTAAGACCGCCTGTGGAACATCTTCTATTTTTTCAGCACCACCCGCACCAAACTTTCCACCTATCTCTGCACCGCTAATTCCCATCTTGATAAACTCAGGAAGGGATTGATACAGACCAGGACTGTATTTTTCAATGGCTTTTAAGGTTAAGTCACTGACCATGCCACCTACTCTCTCGGCAGCCTTTGCAGCGGGTTGTAATGCTTTTACAGCTCCCATACCACCAGTTACTATTGCTGGTGCTACTGCCCCCGCCATCTGATAACCCGCAGCCTTCAAAGGGTCTGTCTCTTCATATTCTCTTAGTTGTTGACGTTCTGCCTTGACCGCCTCCTCATAACTGGGTTGACCAGGTATAAGTGACCGCCCAGCTGCCAGAGCCTCTTCTCCAAACCCAAACGTCATTCCTTGCAAAGCCTCTTTTAACTCTGGTCCACCAGGAATAGGTTTGACTTGTTTGGGTGCAATCAAGTCACTTAGGGTCATGCTGCTTTCTTTATCTGCCATGTGGAACCTCATTTGTTATTTGAGTTCTGTAAAAATCTTGCCAAGACCGCCTATCTTTGTTGATTTCCAATGGTTTTGTTGGATCAACAGAAGGTTTAAAGAAAGGGTTAGCAACCATGTAGTTACTCCAATATGCCTCTGCACCATTTGAAGTCAAATAAGTTGAAACATACTTGTCTATAAAATCTGATTTTTCTTTATTTAACTTTGCAGCCTCTAATTTTTGTTCAATAATTCTTCTGTTGGTTTCTACAGGATTGCCAGTATTAAAGGTTGTTTTTGCCATCTGCTCACGTTCTTTGTCAGATAACGCACCTTCACCTTTGATATATTGATTTCTCTGATCATTGTTTGAAATAGCCTCAAACATCTTTGATTCAGCATTGTTCATGTTTTGGTAATAACCCATGCCAGTTGCGCCAGGTTTACCAGTTGTAATCCTGTTCAAAATACTCAACGCCTGAGTCATGTCTTTAATGGTGTTGTCTGCTTTCTCAGCTCTTTCTCTTTCAAGTTTTACAACATCATCAGCTTTTTTGAGTTCAATACCCAAAATAACTTGGTTTTCTTTTGGTGACCTACCAGAATAAGGCAAAGTTTGTGGAATTGGCAAACCTAATAAATAAGCCTTTTGTGCGTCTATATTTCCTAATGTAGTTTCATCTTTAGGTTTTTGTTTATCCGCAGCAATTGCTCTCATGGTTGCATCATGCTCTCTCCTCAAGATTCTGTCTTGTTCTTCTTTGTACAGACGATCTAATCTGGCTTGCTCATGCTCTGACAACTTTTCTTCTGCAGCCTTTCTTTTGTCTCTCAGGTCAACCAGGCTTTTAACGTATTGATAGGATTTGACAGGACCATACTTTTCAAGAATGTCTTTTGCCATCTTTGCATCATGTTGTGCAACAGTGGTTCTCAACGCAGCCATGCCCGCAGCATTATCAGCTGAGTACAACTGCATATCATCTTGCATTTTCTTGTAGAGTGAATCTATAGTCTTGTCTAGCGTTTTGATGTTTTCATCATAGACAGTTTTCTCTTTGTTATAGAGGTCTTGTCTGCCTTTCTGGTGACCTTCTAGCATCCCGTTCATGGCAGAAAGAGCGGTAGTCGCATTACCCTTGCCTTTGCCACCAATCATAAAACCCAGAAGGTTTGTGATAGTAAACAAAGTTCCCAGGTCACCAGCGGTTTCTTGATTAGGAACAAACTTCTTGTCTGCTCTTTCTATTGTTTTTTCCTCTAACAACTGCCTAGTAGGACTTACCCTTATCTTTTCTGCAGCCTCTTTTGCCAGTTTTTCCTCTCCCTTGGCAAGCATTTCTTTGCTCTCGGCTGCACCCAATTCTTTCTCGCGCAACATCTTAGACTCTGCTTCTGCAGACTCCACCAGCTGTTCATCCAAATCTTTTGCTGGTGTTTTAAGTTCTTTGGGTGCTTTTGGAGGCGCAAGGTCTTGAGCAGAAAATGCCCCAAATGTTCCTGATCCTAATTGTCCTAATGCTGCTACCATGATGCCTCCTTATGGTTGTGGTGTTGCCGTAGCAGTTGTACCGCCTGGTAAGCCACCCGCTAACGTCCTGGCAATGTTCATTGCGTAATTGGATGTAAGGGTATTGACGTACTGATCTGCCTGGACACCAGCCTGGATAGCACCTTGTGCAATCTTGTCACCAATGGTCTGGAGTTGTAATCCAAAATTCATCTGGTTTTGTAGCAAGTTGTTGGTCATAGCCTGGATTTGAGCCTCTGCTTGCATGACCCCTACACCGCCTCTTTGTGCAACGCCTTGCGCTGCTCTGGCTCTTTCTGCTTGGATAATCTGTTGATTAGCTGGGGTTAACTCACCGCGTTGAGCCTGTGCCAATAACTGCTGACCTTGAGCCTGGTAAGGCGCAGCCAATGCCTGAGTCTGTTTAGCAGCCTCTTGAGCCTGTTGTCTAGCAGATCGAATCTGTGAACCACCTATTAACGCCTCTAAACCAGAGATGCCTAGTCTAGCCAGGGTAGCGTCTGACATACCACTGGGTTTTTGACTAGTGTCTGGCAATTGTTGAAATGCGGTTTGTCCTAGTGGTGGTGTAAAACTGCGTTCACTAGGCGGACCTTCTGTTTGTGACAAGGCAAATTCTTGTGGCGTAAGAGCAGCTGCTCCACCTCTGTAAGTAGGGCTAATTTGTGTGGGTGCATTAAGGTCTGCTAATGGTGCAAATGCAGTTTGACCAGGCGGGGGTGTATAACTAGCCTCACTAGGTGGTGCAGCAAATGATTCTGCTGACAAAGGTTGTTGTACAAATTGATTGTCTGAAATGGGAGAATAACTGCCACCACCAACAGGTGGGGTGTAACTAGCCTCACCTGGAGGCGCAACAAAGTCAGATGCGGGCAAGGCAGTCTCTTCATAACTTGGAATACCCGCCTCAGTAATGCGTCCAGAGCCACCCCTGTCTTTAAGCAGCTGCGCCTCTTCTTCAGAGATGTAGGCAAGTTTGTGTCCAGGAGGTGCTTTAGCCTGGAGCAAACGTGCGATCTGGCGCACATCTGCGCCTACTCTGGTTAAGTTTTTAAGTGCTGTTGCCATGTTATATCCCCAATGCCGATGATAAAGCCCCGTAATCTGGTGTTCCCTCTGCCTCTTCTTTCAGTTTAAGAGAGGCAATGTTCCATTTGGGTACTTGTTCCTTACCCGATTCTACCGATACTCCCCCCGCACCGCCACCTAAACTGACAGTTTGACCCGTAGTAGGCAGTTGTTCTTGAGCAAAAGGAGAACCCCTTAAAGTCTTTGGTACGTTACTGTAAACAAACACATCTGGTTTGTAATCAGGAAATGGTGTCTTTTCTGTAGATGGTCCTGTAGGCACACCTGGTCTTGGTGGTGCAACACCAGGCGGTGTTGGACTTGGTGGTGTAACTATTTCTGAAATCAATGAAGGTGGCGGTGTAGGCGGTCTATCTGTAATTTCTATTTTTGGTGGTTTTGGTGGTGTTGGCGGTGTAACAACCGCACCAGGTGGTCTAGGTGGTGTAGGCGTTGTTGTTGTTGATGTAGGTGTTGGTGGAGTTGGTGTTTGCGTTGTTGAAAACGGATCAATCATGGGTCCAGCTGTTGGAAACACCGTTGTTTTTGGAGATACAGCTGTTGAAGTTTTTGTTGAAGGTACAAAACTTGGTATTGTTGTAGGTGTAGTTGTGGGAGTTGTTGTAGGCGTAGTTGTTGGAATTTCTATTTGACTTAAATTCTGAAACAAAACAGGATTTGTCATTTGCATTATTTGTGCATCTTGAATAGAAATACCTAATTTTGTAGCAACATTTTGCACAAGTGCAGTTGCTGGAGTTTCTCCAGGCGCTGGTGTAACAGATGGACCTTTAGGCACTGGAGTTACACCAGGTGTTACAGGTTGATATTCAGTTATATTAACAGGCGCATTAAAGTTGTAATCTGCTTTGTATCCTACTTGACCAGTTTTAGGATCAAATATAGCGCCAGATGTATTTTCTGGATTTGTTAAATCTGATAAAACGGCTGCATATAAAGTATTACCATTTGTATCTTTTACAGGAATAATTTGGCTTACGCCAGTATTTTTGTCTTGCAAAGATACTAATGCAGTTGCAGCTCTACCAGCGGGTGTTTCTGAAAAATCATAACCAGTGGTTTGTTTAAATGCTTCATTCCAATTAGGATTTGTAGGATTTGTTAATAAAGCATCTTGCAATTCACCTAAAAATTGTTGATTGCTCATGTTCTGTAAAAGATCAGAACCTAAGATATTACCTATAGTTCCAATAGATTCACTTCTTAGTGCAGCAACAATATTCGTGGTGTTTGACAAAACAGCTTTGAGTGCTTCTACAGGGTCAACATTGCCACTAGGTCCAACAACATTTTTTGTCATTACTGCTGTACCACCGCCAGGCTCTGGAGGCGCGCTTGGTGTTGTACCAGTTTTAGGTGCAGAAACAGAAGGTGTTTCTTCTATATTTTTAGATATTCTGTTTAATAAGTCTTGTGCTTGTTGTGCTGCTCTACTTGATACATCTGGCTTGTTGATACTTCCATCTGCATTTAAGTAGTTTCCAGAAACTGAATCAAAGAATACACCTTTACCCACAGGAATTGCAGAAGAAGGTAGATTGCTAACCGCTTGCTGTACTCCACCAATTGCTTTACCAGTGATGCTTTCTATGTTTTTTTGATAGGTGGTAGCTTGTGTTTTTAGACTGTCTGCATAGTCTTGTGCAGATAAAGCAATGTCTTTAATTTGTGCAGTTGTATAACCTTGCGCTCTTAGTGTGTCTGCAAATTGTGCGTCTTGAGCCAAGTTAGCCGTTGGAGAATACTGAGCCATAGGATTAACAGCCAAATAATTTCTTATTGTTTCGATCAAACCAGGCTGGTAGCCTTGTGGCATATTTCTGGTTAAAGATTCTTGCAATGTTTGCGTAGCTGTATTTTGAATGTTTTGTAGTAAAAGTTGTGCAGCTGCATTTGTTGTTGCAGACTCTAACAACACTTGTAATGGGTCTTGAGAGACTACTGCACCTGGAGAAGTAGAGGTGCTAGATGCAATTGATTGATTAACTAATTGATCTTGTGGAACTAAATCATAGTTTTGACCTTGAAAGGTAAAACCAGAATATCCTTGTGATTTTGCATTTGCTGCAGCATCATTGATGTTTTGATAATCATTGGCGTTGAAATAATCTTTGCCTATGTATGCACCAGGTGAAGAAGGTTGCAGTGTTGTTGTTGGTGTAGTAGTAGATGTGGGTGTAGTTACACTTTCTGGATAATTTAACGATACATTTGCCACCCCTTGAAATGGCAAAGTTGTAGGTGTTAGAGGTGTCAGCGGAGTTGCTGGAGTTGGAACTTCAGAAACTTGAACCGACCCTAAAGGTACTGGAGGCGCAGCTGGAGTTGGTGGTGTTGTACGCCCCAATTGAGCTGCAGCACTGGTCAATCCAGTTAGAGTTGTGCCTCCAGCCTGAGTAGAGCCACCTACATAACCACCCGCTACATTTGATAGTGTAGGACTCACTCCAGCATTTTGTAAAAGTGTAGATGTACTTGAACCTAACGCACCAGCAAGTGCGTTTGTAAATGCGTCTGCTCCTGATCCACCAGCCACAAGTGTTGCTGCAGCTCCACCCGCAGCAGACCCAGCAATGTTTGCTAAAGTGGTTGTTGTTGGGTCTGGGGTAGCTCCAGCAATTGAACTTGAAACACCAGAACTTACAGCGCTGCCCGTATATGCAGTGGCTGCAGCTGTAGCAATTTGATTTACGTTTGCACCGTTGGCTGCTGCCACCGCAGCACTAGAGACCGCTGCAGTTGCGGGAGCGCCTATAGTGCTAGACAATGCTAAACCTTCTGGACCTAAAGCATAAGTGATTGCTACTGTTTCAATGATAGGTATGGGGTTTTGCAATGCGGTTGTGACAATGTCTCCAACTCCTTGGACTGCATTATTAACAACTTTTCCAATACCCGTAAATGTGTCATTTACTGCATTTGTCATGCTCCCACCTCCACAACTGCCATCATCTGTCCACTAGGGGTAGGTTGTAATTTGTATTGCAACCCCATCATTTTTAGGATTTTCTCCATCTGGGGGTTTTGCATAGAGAATCGTCCTCTTTTGAACCCCGCTACTTTCATAGCCTGGACAAATTCTTTAATGCTTTTCACCAAATCTCTGGGGTTATCTGCGGTATCTAGCGCAACATCTACGTTGCCATTACCCAGGTTGTAATAGGAAAACAAAGAGTTATTCGCCCTCATTATTCTAAATTTAGGGTCTTTCTTCACCAGGTTAGCCATAGCCGTATGAACCTTATTTGGGTCTTGTTTGCTCCCTCTAAGGCTTTTTGTCAGTATGTCGATAGGTTGCATCCTAGTAGCCATTACTGCACTCCTAGACGTTTAGCAATCTGTTCGTGAATGTCCTGGTGAACACCAATCCAATCATAAAAGTCATCTTCAATGTTCCAATCAGCGTCTAGCAATTGGAAAGGATTATTCAGTTTAAGAATAGATGCCAGGGATTCGTGCATCTGGTTGTGGATCAGCAGCCAATCGTCCAACAAATTAGGGTCTGCTTGTTCTATAGGGTAGAAAGGCGTGTAGACATTGTTGCGGTTTAGGGTCTGCCAAAACAATCTGTGCTGCTGAAAATTCTCGAACACCAGCCTGGAGAGTCCTTCAACGTCTCCAAACGTGACATAAGAGAGATCATTCATGTTCACAATTTGTCTGCCTTGTTGTCTAGTTTTGCAAAGATTTGCTTACAAATGTCTTTGATTTCATCTATGTCTCTGCGGTAATCGTCCTTAGAAACATAGTCGTGAGGTAAATCTCTTACATCATTGTCCAGGCGCTCTATAGCCTTGGTGATGTTGTTCAGCACCCACCCACCGAAGAAGGCAGCCAAACCAACAATGATGTTAAAGATTTGTTGTGTATCCATTTAAACCGCATAGTAAGGGACTTTAACAACCGTACCATTAAGGTCAACTTGTATAAAGCCTAGAGGTTGAAGAGGAAGAGAGGCAGTCCCATAAGTAGCAGTGCTAGAAGTGGTAGACACAAGATTAGTAGATTGGACATTGATAGAGCCTCCTGTAATGGTGACATTGCCACTGGTAATGGTTGCGTTGGATAGAGTCAGATTGCCAACAGATGATGTTGTCCCACCCAATGTGATGGTTGCATTTCCTAGCGTTGCTGTGCTGTTTGACAACTGGTTGTTTGTAATATTTCCTAATGTTCCACCCAACGTCAAGTTGCCAGACGTAGTGACATTACCTGTTAAGGTGATACCGTTAACAGCTCCCGCACCTTGAACTTGCGTAACTGTCCCTGTACCTCCTCCACCACCACCAGATACTGTCTTTAACATGATTACATCCCATCACCTGGAGTTATATATATGTTTGCCGAACCCGTAGAAGTTATTCCCGTAAAGTACGCATTAGGCACAAACGTCAGAATCTCATCTGTACCCGCTAGAAGAGGGTAAGCGGGTCCTGTAGTGGTCACAATGGTTGCATTGTTACTGGCATCTGAAGACGCTACACCATAGCCTAGAAACACTGTTACAGAGCCAGCGTTGATAATCCTGTATTGATTACCGCCAAGAGTTGTAGACAAACATTGCACAGGCGTAGGCGCACTTGCTGCAGCCAGAAAGACTACAGTGTTGCCCGTTCTGGTAAAGGCATTTGTACTCATTTAAGTGTTCCAAGGCAAAGTTGGCGTGACCACAGGGGGGTTAATTTGATTAGCAATCATGCCATCTAATGCAGTTTGTGTTGCTGTTTGGTCTACTCCTGATGCCCAAATCCACTCTAATACTTGATTTTGCGTGAGTTGTGCAAAAGGCGTGAATGGTGAACCTGCTACATAAGTTACTCCACAAGTAGAGTAAATCGTTGCATTATGTGTGCCATCAGTAGCGTTGCAACGCCAATGGACATTAAATGCTACATCTGTTTGACCTTCTGATGTTGGATAACAATCAATCTGTTCCACTAACCATGTGTATGTGTTTGACATTATTTATTCTCCAAAGTATGAATACGTTGTTTAAGGGATTGAATTTCTTTAATCATCATAGGGACTAATTTGGAATAATCCACGCCCATCATTTCATCTTGATTTTCTGGTTGATGTACTGCGTATGGTGCTATTTCTAATAGCTCTTGTGCAATAACACCATATGTATTATGAGAGCCATCAGATTTCCAATCAAAAGAACGAATCTTAATTTGGTCTATATTTCCATCTGGTGCGTCAACAATGTTGATTTTTAGGCGTTGATCTGACGTTACGTTGTACAAAACTGCTGTTGTGCCTGATTGAGTAATAGAACCAATACCAGAGCCGTTATAACTAAAATAAACATAAGAAGTGCCTGAACCTGAACCATTTTGATGGCCTATCGCCATATAAGAACCAGCACTTGATTGTTGCAAAAATGCTGTTCCTGTTGAAAGAGCTACGCTTGCAGTTGTAGTCCCTACTAACAAGTTACCACTAGAGTCTATACGCATTCTCTCTACGCCCGCATCTCCAACAAATCTAATAATATTGCTTGAACTTGCAATACTTGTTTGATATGTTCCATCACTTAAAAAAAGTGTTCCTTCGCCTCCAGTTTGTTGACTATGTATACCAGAACCAAAAACAGATAATTTATAGGGAGGACTAGTTGTACCTATACCTACATTGCCTGCACTTGTAAGGCGCATAGCTTCTGTGCCAGTAATTTGAAAAATTAAACTATCTGAAGAAGCACCAGTAGCATTAATAACAGAACTGCCACCACCAGCGGCTTGCAGTTTCAAATACGCGGTGTAAGCCCCTGCTGAACCTCGCAAAGTAAGAGTTGGATTTCCAGAGCCAACTATATCAACAACAGAATTAGGACTATTTGTTCCAACGCCTAAACTTGAACCATTCCAAGTCAACGCAGACCCAGTAGCCAACGTACTTGTAGTAGGGGCGTACACAACCGCATTTGCAGTGAATGCAGAGCTGTTACCTGTACCACCTTGTGCAGCTGTAATAGGCGTAGAGACACTTGTAATCGTTACATTTGCTGCAGTCGCATTGTTAAGTGTTGGACTATTTAAAGTGACGTTACCAATTGTGCTGACTGTATTGCCCAGTTGGATTGCCACGTTACCAATTGTGACGGGTGTAGCAAAGTTATTGTCCAACTGAGACAAAGGTATTGCAGATGTTGCATTTGCAAAGACATATGGAACTGCCATTTTAGAACCTCACTCTTAATTCATGTTCAAACTCAAATGTATTGACGATAAACCCAGCGGAATTACTGGTTTGCGTCAACCCCAAATATTTACCGTACTGTTCTGCATCTGATTTGTACAAATAGTACCCTTGAGCAGTCACCCAAATTATCGTTGCAGAGCTGTTATTTGTCCAACCTATCAATGTCCCAGAAGTGTTTGTCCACCCCACAGTATTTGACAGCGTATAAGGTGGACTAGAGCCACTTTCTGAGTCCACAGTGACTTTTAAAGTACCACCCTGGGACAAAGTAGCCTCTACCGCAAATTTGAGCGCCTGTTTTGTTCTGATGGGGTCACCCATCTCATTCAAAGCAGTCTGGATATAACTGCTCACATTACTTGTCGTGTCAGAATACAATAATTTTAAGACTTTATTGTTGTCTGTGGCGTACAAATTCACCTTGCCATTGTAGGGAACAGAGGTCACATACTCAATATTTCCCTGGCTTGAGATATACCATCTCTTTTCAAAGAAAATACACTGTATATACCTGGATGGTGATGGACCATACGGGAAAGAGCTGTTTACATAGAAGTTGAACACCGCACAAAGGATGTTGTTGATCAGCGCTTGACCCCCAGAGACAGGCTTACTGAAGTCAATATAAGGGAAAATACCATCTAAGGCATCGCTGATCTTGGTGGTGGTAGAACCAACCAGGGCATAAATGCCATAGTCGTTCATAAAAAGCACCGATCTGAAGTACGGGAAGATCGCGTAGATGCGTCTAGAACCTATTGAGGCAGAGACGTTTGTGTTTGTAAAGACTGTTGCACCAGTTGAAGTCACCTGGAGATCAGAAAATACGTTGATACTGTCATCTCCAAACACATACAAGAAGTTGTTTGCAGACAATAACGCCTGGATGTTGCCATGCAAGGTGGAATCTGTGATGTTGAATGCTACCGCAGAGACGCTAGTGAAGTCTGTAGGAGACGTAGAGGCAGAACCGTAGACTGTCCTACCCTGTGCAATCCAAACCCGTCCTGAGAAGGTTGCAACGTCCACAATAGGGTCTAGAGCTACCACCGCTTTCGCGGTGGCTCCAGACCCAGAACCTCCAGATATACTTACTGTGGGAGCAGAAGTATACCCAGTGCCTGGATTGTTCATAATCACCTGGCTGATTGCGTTACCAGAGATGATTGCAGAGGCATTTGCACCCGTTCCACCGCCACCCGTGATGGTCACATACAAATTACCATATTGACCGTATCCTGACCCACCATTGGTCACAAAGATGGATACCGTTCCTGTCTTGAAAGTCACCAGTTGAGCAACAGCTGCAGCGTTTGTGCCTCCACCGCCAGAAAAACTGATGGTAGGCGCGGAGTTGTAGCCTGATCCAGCGTTGGTCAGAATCACACTGTTGACAATACCTGTCGTGAGCGCAGCGTTTGCAGTTGCAGAAGAACCGCCACCGCCCGTAATAGAGACGCTAGGAGCCGTTAAATAGCCTGATCCAGGGTTAGTGACCGATATGGCAACAACATTGCCTCCTGAGATGGTTGCGGAGGCTGCAGCGGTATTTCCACCAATCACATCTGGGGTGGTGATGGTCACCGTAGGCACAGAGGTAAAACCAGAGCCACCGTTGGTCACCTGGATTGATCTGACTCCTCCAGCTCCTGTCGTGATGGTTGCTATTGCAGTAGCCTGGACGTTAACTGGATTGTCTGGTGCGGAAATAGTTACACTGGGTGCAGATGCGTAGTTGATGCCTGGGTTTGTTATGGCAATCGCACCCACAGCCCCCACAGGAATAAGCCCAGTACCGTTCCAATCATAAAGTCCCTTGTTTGGATCCCCAATAAAAAGATCAGTATTCTGATATTGAGCAGCAGAGACGTTAGCATTTGAGAGAGTACCTGTACTTGCAATAGTGACAAAGTTATTTGATTGCAAATCAAACGCCTGTAGACTTCCATCATTTTGCGAAGCAACAATGTAATCATCGGTGATATTGGCAGAGGTCAAATAGGTCACGTTGGCAGTGAACACCACCGCGTTTGCACCATTTTTGACGTTGGAAGAGGTGGGAATGATCCGCATATTGCCAGAACCCACAGGCATGGCATTCTCTAACCAGGAGAATTCATCCTTGTCGATTGCGGTTCTGTTTGCCTTGGTGTTGAGACCCTTGAAAGCCTTGATAACCTGGTAGGACTTCTTCTGCTCTGCGGATGCCATCCTTAACCTCCATTAGAGTAGGGGTCTGGAATGCGTCTAGTAAACGTACTGTTGAGGACGTTCAATATGTGTTTGTTATATTCTTGTTTGAAAATCTCAGCCTCACCATAAGACTGCTCATAGAACTTGGCTTTGTAGGCTGCATAGTATTGCACTGCCGTATTCCAGGGGTCAATGATGGAATCTGTGACATTAGGAGAACTCAAAGACAATGCAGCGGGCAAAATGTTGGTGTCCACCTCAATGTAGTAAGACTGATCTGGGATAGGAGCAATGTAAATTGCTTGTTGACCGTACATAGAGAAACAAATCGGTCTACCCACATAGTTTTGCCAGTAGCGCAACTGGGCGGTGAAGTTTGACCAGGGCAAATATCTGAGCGGTATGCGACTATTTCCCCAGTACAAGTTCACATTCACTACGTCATAGACATTGATACCCTGGGGGAGTGCGTTAAAAGGAATGATCTCACAATTGCTCACATACTGCAGCAAAGCAGACCCATCCGCAAAAGGAGTAGATGGGGGGAAAGGATTTGTGCCACTAGGATAGGCTGGCGCACTGCTGCCAGAAGTACCGCTTTGGGTGTAGACGTAATTGAAAATGTTGGAGAAGACGTACTGACCAGCTGTGACCGCAGCGTTTCCCGCCCAGGCTGTGGGGGAGACTCCAGTTAATGTGCTTGAGTTGTAGGCGAGGGGGGCGGTTGTAGTCTGTAAGTTGCGTAGGCAGCCAGTGTCTCTTACAGTTCTTTCTCTTGCCTCATTGATGTAAGTGGTTAACTGAGATTGAGTCCAGAAAACATTATTGACATCATGTAGCAAGTTTTCAACTTGTGATAAATAATCATTGAGCGTTGCCATTGATGGTCCATAGTTATGCTACCCGTTTTACAGAGGGTTTTCCCCCCACGTTCTTCTCAGAACGCAAGGGTACTACGCCTACAGCCGAGGGTAACGAGCTGTTTGTTACTGGTTTTTCGTTTGTAATCACAAACTCATTTAACTTTTTTAATCCTTCTTCTAATTCGCTGTGGAGTTTAATCCACCCATGTCGAACCAGGATATGCTCTCGGTCATTTAAACCGAAACCAAACAACTGTCTAGCCCCAGACTCTGGCAGCTCTACAGGAATATTCTTTTTGAATTCGTAGAGAACCCCGTCATACCCAATGGTAAGAGGAGTGTCTCCACGATTCGTTACAAATACAGTCATTAGAATTGAACTACGTCACCGTAGACACTAAAGCTACAGGTGTTAGAGTTACCGCTGACTGTCGTTACATTCACATACAAGGCAGATGTTTTGCTGCCATCTATGGTTGTAGTCGTTGAGTACGGTGTTGCAATCGTTAAATCTTGGTATCTTCCCACAGCTGTAAGATTAGCTAGAGCAACATTGGCAACCACCGCGTTGGAGGCGTTGCCATCGTTACTTGTTGTAATCGTTACATAGGCAGAAGAAACAGACCCAGTAGGATTGTTTGCAGTAATTCTGCGAACAATGACCTGACCAGACCCAGTTACATTACCAGAGTTTGTCAAACCGCCACTTACAAAAGGCATAGTGCCTACTGCATTGCCCAATGTTGCCATTGAGACAGAGACGGCTTGACCGATACGACCGTACCCAAACGAATCTAGGTTAAATTGACCTACTGAATCTGGGTTAGCCATGTTTACTCCTTATGATGCGTTGTATGTGCCAGAGACGTTCTGACCACCGTCAACGGTCAACAATGTGACTGTTGCATTAGTGACAGACGAATTAGCAAAGACGTTTACACCGTCAGAGAAAATCATACCACCAGTGTTGTTAGCCAAAACGATAGATGTTGCGGTGGCGTTACCAGCTGTGTTAACTGCTGATGTAGCCTGGATGGTTACGTTAGCAGTAGGGAACACAATGTAAACACCAGCGGGAATCACGTTACCGACTGTTGTGGCGGGCGTAGTGGTAATCTGAAAATACGCGCCAGGCGTATTAGCGACTGCACTTGCAAGGATAATTTTATTAAGAGCTAATGCCATTTTAAATTCTCCTTATAGTGACAAGTAGTTGTAATTGGTGATCTTAGACATTGATTTGGGCTTCACAGACACCAACTCAGCAATCATAAGAACAGCACCTACATAACCGATTTGCCAATTGGGTAAGGTGGACTCAAAACCTGTGAACACAAATGAACCTTGCTCATGGATATAGAGCGACAAGTAGTTTGTGTTGAGGAAGTACACTGTACCTTCTGGGCAATAGGGGTCTGGATAAATTGGAACACCAGCAACCATCAAGGCGCGGAAAGCAGCTTGAGGACCGTTGTTGTCACCATCAAAACCAGAGCCTGGGGTAATAACATATTGCTCTTGACCTACAAAGTCTTGAGCCAACAATGTCCAAGTACCAAATCCACAAACACCGAATGAGGGCATTTCTGCGCCTTTTTTCACTGTTCCAGAAATGTATTGGAGAATGTTTTGTCTTGTGGGGTTTACATTACCAGCGTTGTAAACCTTGGACTGCCACCAGGTGTAAGTAGAGCGGTTGATGTTACCGTATGTTGTTTGGTAAGTTGCTCCACCTGTACCATCATCCACAGCAGCGGGCAAACCGATAAACTGTTGATTGTTGGTAGTGTTGTTGTAGAGAGCCGTTGCCATCGCATCCATCATCACGTTGGTGGCATCGTTCATACGAGCCTCGATCAGAGGAATAATAGCAGCGTCTTGTTGAGCCACACCTTCCATACCGAGGAACGGTACGGGAGAGATCATCAACTTGAGATCAAATTCAGCGTTATAAGCACCTTGTTGAACTGAAGGCTGGGCAAAAGAGCCAGAGTAATCAGACCACTGTGCATTAACGAACTGAGCGCCCTGGACGGGGACAGTTACAGAAGAAACACCTCCAGATGCTTGCTGACTGTTAGCAATCAGAGCAGCCATGAGGGGCGTAGAGTTGTACAGTTGTACAACGAGTTTTGGAATAAAGGCTCTGCGGGTAACGTAGGTTAATTCAGTAAACTGACTTGACCCCGTTGCTGGCAGAATACCACCACCTATAGCCATAATGACTCCTTAAAGATGGGCATTTCTGCCCCGACAATTACCTACCCTCTTACAAACCGATAGGGCGTGTAGGCTTACGCAAGTCTGCGAATGCTCTAACCGCCTCTTGCTGTGCAGCACCTCTAGGGTCTTTCCAATATTTGCCAAGATCAAACTGGCGAATAGCGGAAGGATTGTATCCTGTAGGTGTTGGCACAGCTGCCTGTTTCATCCAGTTGTGATACTCGGCTGCAGTCTCATGGTCTGCAATCTTTTTCTCCAACATCAATTTCTCAACTTGTGGTAACTCATCTTCAGAAACCAGACCTTTTTTGACAACATTGCGTCTGACACTTTCTAGATTTTCTACCGCCTCTTTCTGAGCAAACCTGGCTTTCAAAGCCTCATTTTCTGCTCTCATCTGTGCAATGGCAGAGTTAGTGTTTTCTTCAATTTCCAACTCAGGCACATTCAAGCCTGGGCGAATCTTTTTAGTCAAACGCAAAATGTCTTTGCGAGTCTCTGGAGTGTCCGCGAGTTGCTGCATGAGTCCCGCGAGTTCATCGCGTTGCTCAAAGGACATATTTTCTAATGAAGACATAGTTTTACCCTCTTACCGTTTTAAATTACTTTTTTACCGTCAGCTGGTTTCTCAACCTTCATGCCTTGCATGGCTGCTTTATTAGGAGCAGACAAGCCACCGAGCTGAGAAAATCTGGGGGTGTTGACCACAACACCATTTTTCTGGTTGTTGTCTGTTGGTCTACGGGGTGTTGCTGAACCTCTAGGTTTGAATAAATCCATGATAACTCCTTACATTGGGGGTGGTGTCATTCCACCAGGAGGTGGAGGGGGGGGAGGTAATCCACCACCAGGTGGTGTCATACCAGGGGGAGGTGCTGCAGCAATTGACTTGCTCTCAGGTGTTGCACCACCCGCCTGGGGCAATGATTGCAACATCTGGATAATCTCAGATTGCTGTAATTCGTTGGTCTTGTTTTTACGGGGTCCAAGCACTTTGTTAAGTGTGGAGATGGCAGACAGAACGGCTTTGCCTTCTTCTGTATTGCTGCCAATGTTTGCCAGGGCTTGCTCAAGTAAGTCTTGAGCCATACCCAAATTGATCATGGATGCCTCTTTAGAACCCATCTTAGGTTCTGGCGTAGACATGGGCGCACCCATAGGTGGCGTTTCTGCATCAGGCGCACCGCCTGGTGGCATTGGAGGAACAGGGACAGGAGCGCCAGCAGACCTTGGTCCACCCATCAACTCCATCAATTTATCTTGAGGTACGCTCATAAAATCTCCTTGCCCTAGTTTGTAACCACTTACTAACTTTTTGTCAAGTGGGTGGGGGGTATTTAGCGACATACCCCCCAATGTCGTTAAGCGAAATTACTTACGCTTGTGTTTGCGTGCTTTGCGTGCCATGATGCAACTCCTTGAGCAGCGGCCACCTTTTAAAAGGGAAGGCAGCCAGACCCTTCTTCCTTTGCAAGGAAAATCTTACCGTCTGGTTTTCTTGCCTTTGCGTGCCATCTTGTACATGATAAATCCTTTGTGAGTAAGTGTTAACTTTTGGCGTAAGACCTTTGTGTCCTACCGCCAGTTGAGTTTTTAACACCAGTTTGCCTGTATGTCAATCCTGGACCAGAAGATTCTTTTCTTAAAGTTTCAGAACTGACTCTAGGCTGATCTGCCCTCGGCTGCGTTTGCGGTCCCCCGACATTTTTAGTTGCCATCATCCCACCTTTTTAAGATCAGGTTTACCCTCTTTGACTTGCGGAGGAGCTGGGGGTTGCCCAGCTTTCTTTTCCTCCATTCGTTTTAGGCGATCTTTCAACTCCTCTTTCATGGGGGGTTCGATCAAGTCCAACAAGGACTCTTTATCAATTGCACCCGCCTTGAGTAAGTTAAACGCCAATTGTCTATTGTCTTCCATGAAGATGGGGGAATTGCTGTGCGCGTCCACCTTCACCGTAAAGTTCTTTGTGAATTGTTCTGCAATGAATGCGTGACCAGCTGTGTCTCTGAAGTGCGTGTCATCATAGAGTTGCATTGCTTTGAGATACAAAGTAGCCAGTTTCTCCAGGCTGTCTTCGATCACCAGAGCGCGTTTTTTAGTCCTGGACGATCCAAGTCTAGCCAGTTGTGAGGCGTGACCCGCAGAACGAACCCCCGCCTCTCCCTTACCAGAGAGAACATTACCGATACCAGATGCCTCTTCAAACATAGCATCCACCTCTCTGATCTCGGTGAACAGATCAGGTGGCATATTGGGAGCCATTTTTTCTACTTTGGCGTTGGGCATATCTGTAGAGAGTAACCCCCCCGCGCGGTTGAGTGCGAAATTCTTCTCATCTAAGATGCCTGTAAATCCGATCAGAGCCGTAGGGGGAGATACCTGTTTGGACAAGAGATCAAGTATCTCTGTCATGCGTCTGTTTCTCAGCTGCTGCAGATACACCAGGCGTTGCACTTCACTTGCACCCCAGTAGTAGTCATAGAGCGGATTAGGGCAAATCTGAATGAAAGGCAATTCACCTTTGATGAAGAGTGACTCACCTGGGCGGTCATAAATGATGACATCTGGGTCTGCCTTGGTGACTACGCGGTAATCTTTTTCATCATCATCCCAGACCCAGAGTTCTGTCATCTCAACGGTATCTTCTGAGACTTCTGCCTTGTACCTGTTGCCACCCGCCAAATCCAGATTGACGTTACCGTAAATGGTTGGGTTGGATTGACTGATAATGATACGTTCTAACCCGTTGGCAATTTCTGTGCGTTCATGGGGCATAGAACCTACGCGCTGCACAATCTCTTCCCGTCTGGGGTGAGAGTACAAGCGAGAGTACAGTTCAGACTTGGTGATGTAGTATTTTTGAATCAACGCCTCTTGTCTGTCTGTGTAGGTGATGTCTTCTCTCAGAACACCCATGCTGCCAGGCTCCACCATGTAGGGGTGGATGCCGTTGTTCATAATCAGTTTGACGTAGGTTGTTCCGTAGACGAGAGACCAGGTGGTTGCCGTTGAGAACACCTGGTCAGCATTCGAGTTGAGCCATTCATCATTCAGCGCCTTGGTCAGCACTGGGACTTTCTGGTGTTCGTTGGGTGGCGTAGATGCCCCCAGGTTGATGCTGAACCTGGTGGTCTCAGCTGAGTACAGGAAAGAGGTCAGCTGATCCAGATGAGGGAAAATCTTGTTGTAAAGAGCTGGAGCCTCATCAGGACCGTTACCAAACAGATACCAATTGCGTAGAGAGGCGTAATCTACCTTGCGAGAGTTCAGAGACACTTCGCACTTGTAAATTACATTTCTGAAAAACTCATCTCTCTCTTGCGCGTTCTTTGGTATCTTCATGTTTGTACTTTCAAGCCTTCATGGTCAATCATTGTGCCTGGTCCCGCTTTGGGGGGCGTGAACGAACCTATATCTTTGGGCATGATGCTCACAGATTCATCAGCGACAGGCTTAAACTGCCCGCCCATGACAGATTTGAGGTTGATATTACCACCATTCCCCCACATAACGCTATCCCCTGGGCGTTGTTCTCTGGGTTGCTCGGCAGCAATCCTCTTGTTGTTTGCCTCCATTGCCTCAGTAGCCTTTGCAAACTCTTTGTCAGACAATTTGTTCTTGCGTTTGAGGTAACCATCCTGGTGTTCCCCCGCTTTGGTGGATTTGATGTTGGTCATATCAAAATCAATTGCCAACTGTTTGAGATTTGCGTCTGTTGCCTTTGTTTTCTGGGATTTGATCGCTATAGGTTGCAAAAAAACAACCGACAACTCGGCTCCGCACCCTTTTATGGGGCATTTAGCCTCCCTAGACTCAAAAACACCATGACTTGCACAGAAATAATCTTTTAAAACACCCATTTTTACCCCCTTTTTGACAAAATTTCGCTGATTTGACTGTAATCATGCCTGTTTACAGGTCCTAAAGTGACCTTTGGAACCCCGTTGA